CATGTGTTGTTAAAAAACGGGTGTAAAAAATTCCACGGATACTATAATTCCGCAAATTTTTCCACACCCGAGGTTGAGTTTCCGGCGCGAGTTTGAGTCTCGCGCCCGAAAATTAATCACTGGCCGTCGGTCACGGTGATCTTGAGCTTGTCGAGCTTGGCCTTCACCGCGCTTTCCACGGCGGCAGCGATCTAGTCGGGGTCGGCGCCCTTGGATTCGGCCAGGGTCTTGACCATATCGGTCAGGTCGGTGATGAGTCCGAAAACGTCACGATCCACAACCTGCGAATTTTTATACGCCATCACGTCGTGCGGCATATTGGTGAGCAGGTTATACGCGTCTCGGTTGCCGTTGATGCGTGGATTCTTGTACTGCCACACTGAATCGGTGACCGCTTTAGCGATCTTGTTGATGTCGTCGTTGGTCAATGCCATGTCTACTCCCATCAGTATTTGGTTTGCCCTGTTGATTATCCGGTCCACCGGCAAGGCGTTGACGCACCTGTCGGGGCATCCGAAGTGGTCGGTGCCCGGCACCTCGCGGTGCAGGACGATGTTCCCACAGCGGTTGCCGCTGTTGTCGTGCCACAGCACGCCCCACCCGTACCGCCGCGCGATGTCGGCGCATAGTCTCGCGGATGCCTCGACCTCCGCGTCCGTGACCGGCACTCCGGCCATGCCGCCCTCATGCTCGATGGTGATGCCGGAGCAGTCCGAGCGCCAGTTGGCGTCGGCCCACGAACCGTTCACCTCGTCGACCCACTGGTAGACGGCACCGGTGCCGCCGACTCCGTAATGGCTGGCGGCCTGGAAGCTGGATCGCTGGAAGCACGAGTCGGTGCCGGACAGTCGGCCGACCATGATATGCAGTGTGATGTGGTTGACGCTCAAGCCCAGCCGGCCGTCGTAGTGGTTGGGAGAGCCCCTCCATTGCGCGAAGCTTGCCCCGGTCATCAGTCCTCCGAAGTATCGTCGGTCTCGGAGCGTTCGGTCTTCGGCGTGGTCTTGGCCACGGCGGAAGCGGCGCTCAAGGCCGCGCTCTTCGCCGCGCTGATGCCATTGACCACGCCCTCCTTCTTTAATGCGTCCACAAGCTGCTGGCCCGCAAGACTGGCGCGGGTGATGTTCTGGTTTTTCCACCAGCCGTAGATCGTGCCGATGACGCCCACGACACTGAAGACAGTCGCGGACACCTGCTCATTGGTAAAGGGCAGGGTATTGTAGCCGGCCAGATTCAGGCCGGCGTTAATCAAGGCGTAGAGGGTGACCACGATGGTCACTCCGGCCTTGACGCGCTCTCCGGTCAATCCCGGCAGATTGGTGGTGGTGTTTCCATTGGCGTGTTCCGCCATATTTGCCTCCTTAATAAGGAAGGCCACCTCCGAAGAGATGGCCTCATGTTGAAAATGTCAGTCCTTGCGCGCCCCGTGGTTGAACACCAGGAAGACGACGCAGAGGGCGGCGTAGATGCCGATTGCGAGATAACCCATCAGTCCTCCAATGTTTCGGGTGCCACGTCGGCGCGGAGTTCGTCGGGCAGGCGCGGCTTCGGATGACGCTTGAGGAAATCCGGCTCGATGATCTCGCAGAACAAACCTAGCCAATGGAAAAGGTCGCGGGTGTAGGCCGTGAGCGTGAAATACTTCCGCTGCTGCTCCTCGAGGTGCTTTATCTGCTCCTCCTGCGATTCCACCTGCTCACGCAATGGCTTGATGACCGAATCGGTCAGAATATCGCATGCCTGGGCCGCGATCTGCGCCGTGTCCTTGCGACGGCTGGAGATGGCGCCGATGATCGCTCCGACTCCACCGCCGCCGACTAGGGCGACTATCACCGCCGTCCAAAACTCCGAGCTGGAAAAGAGGTCGATGGGTGGCATCAGTCCCCGGCTCCATCACTGCGCCATGTCTTGATCTCCGTGACGGTGGCGAGCTGACTGGCCGTGATCGTGGTCTCGTCCCTCGTGTCCATATCAGCCAAGGTCACGTCCGTGGCTTGACGATCGGCGAACGTCGCGCTCAGCCCACGCGTGTAATCGCACCACGTCTCACCTGACGCATCCTTGTGATCGAAGGTCAAACCAAGCCTGAGCAATTGCCTTACAAGACTGCCCTTCGGTGGACGCAGGTCGAGGATTCCATCCTCCGTCGTTACGGTCGTCGTGTTTTCGTTTTCGGATGCCATCGCATCCTCCTTCCTTTTAATCGTGGATCATCCGATGACGTTGTTGCCCATCGGGATCTGCAAATTGTTGAGATCGATCCACATGGTGTGTTTTCCGCGGGTGGGGTCGTACCACCAGATGTCGCGGGTGGTGCGTGGGATGAACAATGTGCCGACTGCGAGGAGGTTGTTGTCCGAGCGTTTGAAGGTCACAGGCCAATCCCGCTCGTCATCATCCACGTCCAAATACGGGTAGACGCTGTATTTGCCTTGCATGGCCCGATACCATTTGTCGCCGTCGATGACGCGCTGGTCGCCACCGGCGTTCGGATTGGTCAAAGCCACGCGGCCTTTGAAGCACAACAGCCCGCCGCGCGCGCAAGCGTAAATGTGCCGCGTATGGTCGCAGTCGACCAGATAGTCGTCGATGCACAGCCATCCGCTCGTCCAATTGCCGCCGGCCGGAACGTATATGCCGTTCATGTTGTGGCTGGACTTGCCAAGATCGAGTCGTCCGGACGAGAAGGTCGCCTGCTTGGCACCGGCGCCATCGAAGATGTCGTAGCTGCCTTCCGTGTTGACAAGCGCGCTCCATCCGGACCATTTGCCGTTCACCCGTTTACCGACGCGCACACCTTGCGATGTCATGTTGATGCAATCCTCAAGACTGCCGATGCGCGACTGCGCGTCAGAAGCGTGGGAGTTGGCCGTGTTGGCCGTGTCCTGAGCGTTCTTCGTCTCCGTCTTCGTGGAAAACTTCACATCCAGACTGTTGTTGTTCTGGGTGATTTTCGACGAGATTTCCTGCGTGACACCAGTCTTGGTGGCATACGTGCTGGATACGCTGCTGGTGATGCTGGTCTTCGCGACCGTGATATCCGACTTCGTGGCGAGACCGGACCCGTCACTGCCTTTGTAGGATTGCACCACGCCAAGAGCCACACTCTTGGCCGTCTGGTCGACATACGACCTTGTGCTGAGCGTGTCGTAGGCGAGGTTCTGCGCGGTGCCCGACGTGGGTTCCGCGTCCTGGATCCTCGTGCCACCGCAGTTCGGACCGTCCTGCCACGACTTGTAGTCGCCCTGCAACGTGTAATGACCATTCCAATACGTCCACGGCATGTACGCCCAGATGTCGCACGTGGTGGAGCTGAACGCCATCACCTTGACCTTCACATCGTCGGCGGCGCGAATGCGGCTCACGGAGACGCCGAAAGCGCCCGTAGCGGACGCTGACTGCTGCCAGCCGTCCTTGACGAAGATCTCGAACTCCGCATTCTGACTGGCTTGACCGTTGTAGCCGTTGCCGGATTGGACGTGCAGGAGGATGCTCGAACTGTCTCCGTTGCTGGTGAGATAGCCGAGTTTCACCCACTTCGCCTTGCCGGCCGCGCCACCAATCGTGAACGTGCGGGTCGCGCTCTTCCTCAACGCCTCGGTCGCGGTCTGCGTGGTGTATGTGTTCGCGACTTCGCTTTTGATCGAGGATGCGGTCTGGCTGATGCTGGATTGCATGTCGGAGCGGGTCGGATAATCACCTTTCGGCTGATACGACTGCGCCACAGTGGTCTTGAAACCGCTGAGATTCTGTTCCAATGAGCTGACGCGGCTCACGTCGGCCTTGCCGTCGATCTTCTGCGACAGGGTCGTGTTGATCTTGTCGGCCTTCTGGCTGACCTGGCTGATGGTGGTCGTGTTGCCTTGGGTGGTCTTGGCGACCTCCGCCACCTTGCCTGTGATCTCATTCGCCTTCTGCGTCAAGGCGGAATTCGTGGCGTAAGAGCTCATACCGTCCTTGGACTGGTATTTCTCGCTCACTTCGCCGCGAATCTGATTCGCGGTCTGCGTCAGCTGCGACTGCGTCGCATAGCTGCCCATGCCGGATTTCGGCTGGTACGTGTCCGCCACCGAGGTTTTGAATCCGTTGAGATTCTGCTCGACGGATGCCACGCGCGTGCTGGTGGCCGCGGCCTCGGTGATGTCCCGGAAGCTCACGTCATCCCACATGATGGTGCCATTGGCCTGATGCATGACTTCGATCCGGACCGAAGTGATCGAACCATCATCAGGACACTTCCAATCTACATGCGTTTCCGCCCATGACGTGGATTTGCCGCATTGAGCATCGGCGATGTATGTTCCGTCTGGTTTTGCCAATCTGAGTTTTTCAGCGCCCGGATTGACGTTCGACGGGACCGACCCGTACCAGACGCAGTAGCCCGACAGGCGATACGTGCGTCCCTTGGTGACCGTTATCGCGGTGGCTGTCCCAGCCATGCCTTTCGCATGGGTCAACGGGCATCGGTTGTCTCCGGTGGCCGCATCGCAGACCAGGACATGCGCGCCGTGGTAGAACGACCCGGCCGAAAGCCTGAATGGAGCCTTGAGACCCATCCACCATGCGGTGGATTCGAAACCGCCGTCGGTGATGAGGTTGTCACCTGCAAGCGCCGCGTTGACGAGGTTCGAGGTCTGACTGATGGTGGTCTTGTTGGAGTCGGCCGTCGATTTGGCCTCGTTCGCGGTCTTAACGGTCGCGTCAAGCGTTTTCGCCTGCTCCGTGATCCTGGTGGACAGGCCGTTGGCGGTCTGTTCCACCGTGGTGGCCTTGCTCATTGCTCCGGAAGCGGTCTTCGACACCTCGGCCACCTGGGCGGTGATGCTGTCGGAAGTCTGTTTCAGCGCACTGGTGGTGGCGTAAGCCGACATGCCGTCCTTGGGCTGGTAGGTCTTGGCGACAGTGGATTCGAAACCGTCGAGGTTCTGTTCGAGCGAGCTCACGCGGCTCACGGCTCCGTCGGCGGTTGTTTTGACCTGTGAAATGGTCTGCTTGTTACTGTCAGCGGTCGACTTGGCCTCGTTCGCGGTCTTTGTCGTGGCATCCAGCGTCTTGCCTTGGGCGGTGATCCTGGTGGACAGGCCGTTGGCGGTCTGTTCCACCGTAGTGGATTTATTCATTGCAGACGTAGCGGTCTTAGAGACTTCGGTTACCTGAGCGGTGATAGAGTTCGCAGTCTGGGTCAGAGAACTGTTGGTGGCATAGTCTCCGGCGGGTTGAAGGTCTTCAGGGGCGGGTGACCAGTCAGTGGGCTTGGTGCCTTTTTCGAGTTTGACCCCACAAATCTCAGCCCATCCAGTCGAAGAAGCCTGTGCCACTCTAAATAGGATGGCACTATTCGATTGACGTACTGCTGTATGCCATTGTACAGAATAACGCTTCCATTGAGTGGTTATACTAACTTGTTTATTCAAGTCAGTATAGGTATCGGATGCCTTGTATTGGGGAAACCAATAGCAAATGATCGTGCGATTCTTTTCAGCTCTTGCATAAAAACTGAGAACATAATCGGTATCTGGTTCGAAGAATCGATCACCGACGTTCTGTGACGCAAAATCATCAACGGTCGTTGATTTTCGAACTTTGAATCCAAGATATGTTCCATCATCGGCATGGGTACCATTCCAATTGCTGGACCAATCCTTGGTATGTAGAAGAAAATTACGACTTCCAATGGATAACTTATCGAAATCGCTCTTCGTCGTGTAAGTCTCCGACACAGTCTGCTTAAAACCATTCAGATTCGCTTCGAGATTCGTCGCCTTATCGACGGAGCTCTGTGCGGTCTTCGCGGTCGAATTGATACTGGCGGTCAGGGAATCCGAAGTGGCCTTCAGGCTCGTCTGAGTCGCATACGTGGCGTCCGCCTGAGACTTCGTCGCATAATTCTTCGACAGGTTCAAAGACACCACGTCGGCGGTCTGCTGGGCCTTGGAGGCGGCGGTCACGGCGCCGTCGGCGGTCTGCTTGACCGAGGACAATGAGGAGGATAGTCCGTCGCTTGTGGCCTTCAACTCCGCCTTCGTGGAATACTTCTCGTCCGAGGCCTTCGCGGTCTGATAATCCTTGCTCAGGGTCGCGCCGAACCCATCCGCTGTGGCCTGCGCCTTATTCGCGGCGGTGACGGCACCATCGGCGGTCTGCTGCGACCTCGTGATATTCGCCTGCAAGCCGTCGGCGGTGGCCTTCAGCTCCGTCTTCGCGGCATACTTTTCATCGGCATCGGCGGTGGTGGTGTAATTCTTGCTCAGGTTCGCGCTGATGCTATTGGCGGTCTGCTCCACCTGCGAAGCCTTGCTCATGGCATCCGAAGCGGTCTTCGTATTCTGCGTCACCGTCGAGCTGAGGCCGGTCACGGTCTGCCGCAAGTCGGTCAGGCTCTTGACCGTGGTCTGGCCATCCGAAGCGACACCCTCGATGCGCGTGGACAATTCATCCAGCTTCGTCGTGTGCCCGTTGACGGTCGTGGACATGTCACTGATCTGCCCGGCCAGCCGGTCGCCCTTGTCGCTCGCGGCCTGAGCCTTCGCGTCCACGTCGGCGATGCTCTTGTCCAAGGCGGCCTTGTCGGCATCCACCTTCTGCGACAGTTTGCCACCGGCGGCCTTGACCTGATCCGCTTTTGCATCCACGGCGGCGATACTGGATTTGAGCGCCGTCGTCTGCGATTCAAGGTCATTCTGCGCTTTGTCAGCCTTCGCGTCAACCTTGGCGATGGCCGCATCCGTGGCCTGCTTGTTCGCGTCCACCTCTGCCTGAAGGTCGGAGCGCACCTTGTCGGCCTTATCGCCAGCCGCCTGCGCCTGTTTGCGCGCATCATCGATACCCGCCTGCGCATCCTGCCGGATCTGCTCGCCCTGCTTGATAGCCTCATCCGCCTTCGCGGCGGCATCATCGGCGGCCTTCTGCAACTTTTCCGCGGTTTCTCTGATTTGATTCTGGTCGACCGGCTCGTCGATTGTGACGACCAGATGGTCGGACTCATCCGACATGTTCGGAGAGGGATTTCCCTGCAGGTCGTGCGCGTTGTCAGCCGCGACGGCCCACAGTTCCACGACGCTACCGACCGGCAGACGGCCGGTAGCGAGCTCTCCCGCCGTGCGCATGTATCCGATGTCCAGCACATCTCCGCCGTCCGGCTGGGCGAAGATCTCGATATGGTCGAAGTCATCGACCATGCCATACTCGAGCGTGCCGTCCCAATGGACGAGGGCGACCTGCATGGTGCTGGTCGCGCTCAGTCCGGTCGGACGTGACGGTGCCTGCGTATCGCCTGCGTTTGTGGCTATCTGGTCGGTGCCGGATCCTCCAATAATGGTCTTCGTACCGTCCGCGTTATCAAAAGACACCATTCCGGAAGGCCGAGTGCGCAGACTCTCGACGCCGATCATGGCCTTCACCGCCAATGAGAGCGGGAGGATGCGCTCATCCGGAAGCAATTCGGAACGCCTGACCATTCTTGGTCTCCTTTCCATCAGCCGAGTGGGTCGGCCACTGGGTCGAATTTGAGTTTGACGAGGCTCGTATGGTCGCCGCTCATCTGCATAAGCCTCATCCGATAGGTGCCGTCGGGCCAATCCGGGAATCCGTCGATGGCGACGTCGAGGGTCTCGCCCGGCCAAATGCTGCCGAGCGGGTGCAACGGCATTCCGGAGGCGTCTACGTCGTTGGCGTCGATGTTTCCGGACCATTGCGCGAGTGGCCGGCCGTTGGCCACGAGAACCGCATCGGCGTCGGCCTTGAGCAGTTCCCACGACGTGCAGTCGGTCTCGGATTGGACTGTCTCCCGCAATGGCAGTGGATCGGACGTTTCAGTCTGCGACAGGTCCTCGGCCAGCGCGCACAATGTGGCCTCGTCCTGTCCGCTGCCGGTCATGTACACGCGTTGTATGGCTCCGTCCCTGTCTACCTGTGGGTCATGCAGTGTGCCGCCGTACCGTCCGGTCCACAGGCCGAGGCGGGTGGATTGCAGGAGATGCTGGTCGGCGTCGGAGCCGGCGAGGAGCTGGAAGTCGAGGTGTGTGGAGTCGATGAGGCGTGGACGGAATTGGATGTCCGGTCCGCCGTCGGTGTTGGCGATCCTGTCGAGCAGGTCACCACACTTGTGGTTCGCCACGTCGAAATCCTTCCATGTGACCGGTGTCGAGGATGGTTCCTCGGTCACGTGCGGACCGTCCGTGCCGGTGGTCGTGCCGGTCTTCGCGCCGGAATCGTCGAAGGTGTCCACCGTGGTGGTCGTGGTGACGCTCACGCGCGTGCAGTCCGCCTTTCTGACGGTGACGGTCTTCTTCACGGTGGTCTCCCTGCGCAGCGTGATGGTGCGGGTCGTGGTGTGTGTCCGTGTGACCGTGCCGGTCTTCGTGTGCGCAGTGTAGGGCTTGGTCTCGGTGACCTGCCTGGTCTGCGATTTGACGTGTTTTTCCGTCACCGTGGTGGTGTCGCCGTCGACAGTGGTCTCGATTGACCCGTCGGGCAGACTCTGCCTCGTGGTCTTCTTCTCCCCCGTCGATGTCGAGGAGGTGGTCGCGTTATCGACGGGCAGGTGGTGGGTGCCCTTCTCGCCGAGGTATGGGAGGGTGATGGGCAATGCGCCTCCCGGCTTGAGCTCGGTGCATCGACGGACGATCTCGCAGGCGATGGCCCTCCACGACAGTCCGTCCAATGCGAGGCCGCCTCGGCTGGTGTGTCCCCCGTCCGCGCCGAAGCGTCCCTCGGTGGCGAGCACACGATCGTTGAGGAAGCTTTTCAATCCCATGACGGGGATGGACACGCTGCCGCGCTTGCTGGACCTCACGCCGATGATACCAGCCACGATCGGCCGTCCAAGCGAGTCCGGCTCGTCCATCGTGGTCTTCCAGCACAGGACGATGCCGCGCCGGTACGGTTGGATGGCGCGCGCCCTCTCCTCCGGCGTGTTGCCGGGGATGGCCGTCCATGGCAGGTCGAGCCCGCCGATCTCGTCCTCTCCGACGTCCTTGCTTTTGGTGGTGGACAGGGCGCAGTCGGCGACGGTCATCGACCAGGTGAAGGCCGGCAGGTCGATCTGTTGCGCGATCTGGCCGCTGACGGTGTCGAAAAGATACGCGCGCCACGACATCAGCGGAACACCCCCATGTCGGTGACGGTCAATTGCTGGATGCCGTACAGGGTGACCGGTGCCGTGTTCGCGGCCGGGTTGCCGCACACCCACGCCTCGACGGTGTGCTCGCCCTTGTTGAGGATGGTGTCGTAGTCGACGCCCTTGGATTCCGCGAAACGCCACACGCCGATCTCGTCGAAGGCTCCCTTGATCCACGAGCTCGCCTCGTTCGCGCCGCTGTTGAGCACCTGTCCGTCCGCACGCAACTGCACGAAATAGGAGCCCATGAGCGAATTGTCCGCGCCGCAGGAGGCGCGCGCCTTCCACGCCACCTTGACGGTGCGGTCGGTGGTCAGGCGCAGGCTGACGCTGCACCGTTTGACCCACTGCCTGTTTTCGGGGATCGTGTACCGCTGGTTGACGTTCTGCGAGGCGAGCACGCCCGCGCTCATCCCATACGGGTAGGCGTAGTCCGCGGAATGCGGTTTCGTGGCCTTCGCGGTGCTCGACGCTCCGGCGGGAAGAAGCATGTCGATGACGCGCGTGCATCCGTCCGGAGTCGCCGGGGCCGCTGGATTCGCGGCCGGCGTGCCCTGGGTGACGCCGACAACCACCTGATTGTCCGAATCACCCTGCGACATGTCGTGAGCCTTGATCCACACGCGGTCGATGCGCGGCCATGTGGAGTCGCCGGCCGCGACTGCCGTGGTCTGGCCGCCGGGCCAATACGCTTCGGTCTTGCCGTCCGCGTCGCCGCGTGAGCAGATTGCCACGCCGGCCGCCACGTCGTATTTCAGGTCGTTGCGTCCGGTCACGTCCAGTCCGGTGACGATGCCGGTCGACGCCCACAGCGCGTCGATGATCTTGCGGTGCGTGAGCGGCGTGACGCCGTTGCCGGAAGAGTCCGGCTGGACCCCCAAAGCGGTAGCCATAAGTGTTGTACCTCCATTAGCTGAAACGTTTATCGGTCACATGTAGGCGTCATGCGTGACGCACGTCACCCATCCAGAGCCCGAGGACTGGAGCGTCACGCCAAGCGAACCGCCCGGCTCGATGACCGGGAAGCCGCGGGCGATCAATCCCCTCGACACGTCCACGCCTCCGATGGTCGCCGAATGGGAGCGCGAGTCGAGGATGAGCGGCGTCACGCCCACGGGTTGTGAATACGAGAGACTCGAACCATCCTGGAAGGCGACGGCCACTCCATCCGGGAAAGGCCCGGTCGCCTGAAAGATCGGATAGGCGCGACTGGTCCCGTCATTGTGCAGCACGCATGCGTTCCGAGAATCCGAAACCTCGACGCCGTACTGCACGGGATACTGCAGGCCTGTGGCCTTGCCACCGTAGCGCAGTCCTCCGAGACCACTGTCGGCCTGCGGCCAGATTTGCACCTTCTGCGGCTGCGATGACAATCGCTCGGGCCGCTCGAAAACGATTGTGATGTCGCCGGAAAGGTTCTGCCAAAGCGGATTCTGGATCTTCTGATCGAGCGAGCGGACATAATATCCTCCACTACAGTAGGTATCCTGTCCTTCATCGATTACGCGGCATGTGACGAGCCCGTGGACGAGACGGTCAAGCAGAGACAATTGTCGCAAAGCCTCTCCACGGTCGGCACCGGCGATGATTCGGTATCCGACCGTTACCACGCGCGCATCATACATGATGTCATCGGCCGCAATGTCATGGCCTCCGTCGCCTTGGCCTCGTGAGATGACGGTTACCTTGGAGCTTGGTGTCTGATACCAGCCGGACAGTCCGGTCAATGCGATGCCGGAACCGTCGAAATCGCCGCCGCGGAGCGTAGCGGACGCACCATTGGCGGTAAGCATGACGTCGCTCATCTTCTGCTCCTTACTGCGGCCAGCACCTCGCGGCCGATGATGGTGCCGCTGACGCTCGGCTGGTCTGCCACGACGATTTTCTGCGGCATGTTGACCACCGTTTGGCCGGCGGTATCCGGCATTTCGATCTTGACGACGACCGGCATATCACGCGAAGTGGCGAACGCCTCGCGAGGCACGCGCATCTCGTTGATGGCGCGCATGGTCTCAAGCCCGTAATAGTCGACAGCGGCCGCCCTGTGCGTGTACTCGCCTGCGGCGAGACGAGCGTTGAGCAGATACACGCTGTCGCTCAAACCATTGCCGGGCGCCCATGCCGGATCCACGTAGCCGGAGAACATGCCGCCTCCGGCGAACTGCTGGAAGGCGCCGTCGGTGAACATTCCACCGGTGTAGCCGCCCACCTTCTTCGTCTTCTCCGTGACGGTGAAGCTCTTGTCCGCGATCTTGAAGTTGTTGATGGAGCGGAGCACCGGAGTCGCCTGGTCGTTGACCGATGCGGTGCTCTTCTTGTCGTTCAGCTTCTTGCGGTTAACGGCGTCTACCTTCGGTCCGGCCTTGTCGGTCGAATCGAGGGTGTTCTTCTTGTTGTTGAGCCTCTTCGCGTTCGCGGCGTTCGTCTTCGGCGTTGCCCTGTCGGTGGAATCCAAGGCGTTGCGCTTGTTTGACAGTTTCTTCGCGTTGGCCTTGTCTACCTTCGGCGAGGCGTTGTCCTTCGCGTCGAGTCTGGCTGTGGCTTTCTTGCCGTTGAGCTTTCCGATGTTCTTGGAGGCGGTGTTCGCCTTCTTGGATGCCTTGTCGGTCACGTCGATGGTGGCGTTGACGTGCTTCCTGTTGAAGTCGTCCATCATCTTCTGCGCCTTCTTGGCGCTGGCCGTGGCCTTCTTGGCGTCGGCGTCGAGCTTGGCCTTCGCTATCTTCTTGCTGAATTTGTCAAGGTTGGTTTCCGCGCCTTTGGTCTTCGACTTGGCCTTGGAATCGTCAACGTCAAGCTTCGCCTTGTTGTTGTCGGCGGTCATCCTGATATTGTCGATGGAAGCCTTGATGCTGTCGGAGCTCAATCCCCACCGATCCGCGAGCGCGTTGGCGGCCTGTTCGCTCATACCCGAAGCTTCGGCCTGCCGGATGATCGCATCGCGCGCATCCTGCAGCACGCCGTTCGCATGTTCGATCTCGCCGCTGCTGAAATTGGTGCTCTCGCCCTGTTTGAGAATCTTCTCCGCAGCATTCTGGGCGCTGCTGGCGATGTCCTCCAATGCCTGTCTGGTTTTGGTGCCTTTTTCGGAGAACCGGTCTAGCAGGTTGCCGTTCTGGTCGAAGACAATGCCGTTGTCCTTGCAGGTGTCGGAGAGTTCGCCGATCTTCTGGTTCAGCTGGTCGACGGCCTGGTCAGCGCTTAGGTTGCCGGATTCGATGCCGAAGAGGGCTTTTACCAGATCGTCGATTTCGTCCGCGGCATCCGAGGCGGAGGATCCGAGATCCTTGTTCGCGCTGGCGGCCTGTTTGGAGGCGCTGGCGGCCTTGCCGTCGGCATCCACGGCGTTCTTGGTCGCCGTGGCCTTCTGCTTGGTCTGCTCTTTGGCTTCTTGGTACGCCTTGGCCTCGTCCTTGATGCTGTCGCGCATCTTCTGGGCCACGGCCATCTGCGAATGCCCTTGCTTGCCGTAGTCCTTCAGAGCGGCGTTGACCTTGTCGGTCGCGGTTTTGTTGCCCATGGCGGCGCTGGTCATGTCGGTCAGGCTGACCTTCGCTTCGGACATCCAGTGTGTCATGCTCGCGCCGGCGAAATTCATCTTCTGATACGAGTCGGCGATGGTGGAGCTGATGTCGCTGCCGGATTCGAGTGCGGACTGCAGCTGTTCGGTGGCTTCCTTGGCTTTCTGCTGGCGGCTGATGAAGGCGCTCAGTGCGGCTCCGGCCACCGTCAATGCGATGCCCCATGGCCCGCCGAGCAGGCTCATGACGCTGCTTCCGACCGCCTTGAAACCAGCCGTTTTCAACTGCGCTTTGGAAGCGGACGTGCCGAAGGCGGCCATCTGCTCGGAAGCGCTCATGGACGATGCGCGGAACATCTGGAAGGCGGTCTGCGCGGAAGCCAAAGCGGTCTTGACGCGTTGGATCGGGTCGATGGCCAGACCGATGTTGTTGGCCATGATGCTGGTGCTGCCGTTGAGATTGCCCGCGGCCTTATGCACAGCGCCGAACACGCCCGCAAGTGACGCCATGACCACGAGCGTCTGCTGCACTCCGGACGGCAAACCCGCGAAAGAGTCAACCAGCGTATCCAAACCCTGCACCATCTTGCGCAAAGGCCCCTGAGCGCCCTCGCCAACGGAAATCATCAGAGACTCCATGGAGCCGCCCAGATTCTCCAGATCGCCCTTGAGATTGTTGTTCTTCGCAGCCGCCTGTTCGGCGGCGTAGCCGGATTCTGATACGGCCTTGGTCCATTTGTTGACGCCGGATTCGCCGGCCTCGTACAGGTAGTTCGCGGCCTTGATGGCATAGCTGCCGAAAATTGTCGCGTTCGCCTGATTGCGCTGCTCGTCAGTCAGGTTCTTTTCGGCCTTCTGCAACTGTCCTGCGAAATTCGCCATGCCGACGAAATGGTGTTGGGCGTCATACGCGCTGATGCCGAGTTCCTTCATCGTGTTGGACGCTTCGGCGGACGGGGCGGCCAGCTTCATCAGCATGCTGTTCAATTGGGTGCCGGCCTCGGCGCCGATGGTGCCGTTCTGCGCGAACAACGCCAGAACGCCGGTGGTCTCCTGCACGTTCATGCCGAAACTGTTCGCCTGCGCGCCGCAATTGTTCAACGCCTCGCCGAAATCGGAGACATTGCCGACTGCCTTGCCTGCGCCGGCCGCCAAAGTATCGGCCACCTGGGAAGCCTGGGACCCCTTCAGGTGGAACATGCTCAACGCGTTGGCCATGTATTCGGCGGCATCTCCAACGGCCATGCCATCGGATGCGGCCAGATTCAAAGCGCCAGACAAACCACCGTTAAGAATGTCCGTGACGCTCATGCCGGCCTTGCCGAGATCATTGATCGCATCAGCGGAATCCGAAGCGGAATAGACCGTGGAAGCTCCGGCTTCGATGGCGGCGGCACGCAGCTGGTCCATTTGGGCGCTGGTCGCGCCGGTGTTCGCCTGGACGGTGCTCATCTGCTGGTCGAAGTCTGCGGCCATCTTGACTGCGGCCACGCCGAAAGCGACCACGGCCAGTCCTGCTGCGGTCATGCCGCTGGCGATGAGCGCGGACTTGCGTCCGGTGCCTTCCATGCCGGATGCGACTGTTTTCGCAGTGCTTCCGGCGCGGGTCATCGCCGCCTCATATGAGGCTGTGTCTGCCATCAATCGGATGACGATGTTCTTGTTCTCCGCCAAAGCATCCTCCAAAAATCAGGTCAAATGCGCCACCAAGGCGTTCGCGGCCGGATTGTCCCTGCCATTCGCATCAGTCCACCGTTTCATGGCTTGCTGCATGTGCGCAGTGGCCCAGCAGACGCTGGTTTCGGCATGCAGTGTAAGTTCACTCTTCGGGTCTTGGCAGATCGTGCGCGGCAAACCGCACATGGGGCATAATGACCGTTCGTATTCCGCCAACGAGCGCATCCAATTGCGTTCCGTCTCATCCCATTCGACCTCATCGCCCTTACTCGGGCGCCAGCCCATGAAACGCTTATAGCTGATGCCGAGCTGGCGGCAGATCTTAAGATCCTCGACTAGTTGCGGAGAACCTGCGAGGCGAGGTCGAATGCCGCTTTTGGGTCCGCTGCGGTACCGTTCAGTTCGGCGATGGCCTGCCAGATCGGCGTGAACTGGCCATCGGTGAGTTCGTCGAACAGATTGCGCCACGCCTGTTCGGTCTTGTCCTCGTCGGACACCGGCTTGCCGCCGATGGTCGCGGAATCAAGCATGAGCGGCAGTGCCGCGGCGGCGGTGCCGAACATGTCGTTCGTGCCGTTGTCATTGCGGTGCGCGGCCAATGCCTGCGCCCACTTGCTTACCGGCAATGCTCGCAACGTGAGCTTCAATGTCTCCGCATCCGCCTGTTCGCGTAGCTCTTCGATGCGCCGCGCGGTGGCCTTCGCCTGCCGGTTCGTCCCAGCCTCCGTGATTTGTTCGCGCGTGGTCTCCTCGGCCAGCGCATCACCCAATCTGGCGATGTCCTCGGCGGTCTGCTGGTTGAGGATGACATCGACCTCGCGCGTGCGCCTGACGACTTTAAGCATTGTTGTTCCTTCGCTCTAATATTCATGTTCCTTTGCCGGAAAAGAGAAAAGAGAGTCCCGCACCGGCGAAAGGAACGAAAGTCCGATGCGGGAAGAATCAATCAGGCGACCTTCACGTTCTCCGCCCAGCCTGGAGCGCGGACGGAGAAATTGACCTTGCTGCGCAGCACGCTGTTCGCGGCGATCGCCACCTTGGCGCTCATGCCGACACGGACAGCGTACACGTTCACCGTATCTCCGGAGGAAAAATCCGCATCCGTCTGCTTGCCATAGCGGCGCACGAAGTAGCCTTCCGTACCCTCGGCAAGCGTCTCCATGGCTACGTTCTGCGCGGAGTGCTCCGTGTTCGTATTGTCGATGACCTCGATGCTCGGGCCGCTGATCTTCTTACGTCCGGGATTCTCGTAATCCTGCGCACTGTTCTCACGTTGGTCCGAAATGGAATCCTGCGACGGCGAGCATGACCAGCCACCAAGCGTGACGTAATTGGACAGGTCGGTTCCAGCGTTGATCTCATCAACGGTCGGCTTCTGAATGTTCTCGATGGACGGCACCCAGATCGTGTTGACCAGACCGTCCGCCGGTGTGGAAGGAACTTCAGTTCCCAGAGTCAAAACCATGACTCCTCCTTAAATATTTGAAATATTTGTGGTCACATGCGTGACCAGTTGAATTTGAAAGTAAGAAGACGGCACTGGTAAAGCAGGCTCGTTTCCTCTGCGGTGAGTCCGGCCGCATAGGCGCCGGAATCGGAGGACAGCGTCAGACAGCCGGTGTCGAAACCCTGTGCGACGAACCGTTTGCCAGCAAGTCTTGGAATCATGAGGTCATCGGCCAGCACGTTGACGGAATCGGCCGTAGTGCTCACGATGCGCACCGTCAAAGTGCCGATGCCGCAATGCACATGCTGCGTTTCGCCGACGATGTGGCCGTTCGTGGTGACCGTTTCGATCACCCACGGCGGCTTCTCCGTAGGTTTAGGCGCTGTCTGCCGGTACACGGCCCAGCCCGTCGCCGGCTTCGGGATATGGTCGAGAATCGTGTCGGTCAACGTCATGATCGACTTCATTCAGACCACCTCCACGGCGGCACGCGCCACGTATTCCGCAAGCTTCGGCAATTCTTCCTCACCATGCTCGTAGAACCGATGCGTTCCACCGCCCTTCGCCGTTCCGAAGAACGCGATGTTGGCGAGCAAACCCGCTCCGCCCTTGGTAGGGCCTATCTCGGCGGTGATGCGTCCGGGCGTCTCTCTCACCGTGTAGGTGATCGGGATTTTGCGGAGCGACTTGTTGCCGGAGCCTTTTAGGTCGTCGCGAATCGAGTCCTTGACGTTCTGCGCGCCCTTCTTCACCGACGCGGAGATCAAAGCGCGGCGAGCCACGCCCTTGGCGAGCAGCGCATCGCCGAAGGCCGTCAACTGCGAAGCGTCGAACAGTCCACTCATGAGTCCTCCTTCACGTTCCAACGGCAGGCGGTGGCGTGCGTCTTCTCGCTTTGAGGCGAGACGAGCCTGAGCCGCCTGCCGACGAGCAGCGGATTAGCGGATTCCGTGACTTCCACCACGTCACCGGCGCGAAGGCCTGGAGTGCCATATGGAAAATGCACGTACAAAGACCGGGCCAACGAGACGGCGCCCATCGCCTGCGCCGCACTGCCTTCCGTGTTCTCAGACGCAAGGCCGCCGGAGGTCTGCACCTTGCAGTGGCCGGCATACACTTGTGTGGATGTCGGCTTGACCTCACCGGTGTCCGGATCCGTCGCAGCTTCGTCGGGACGCACCACAGTGCATTCGTCGGTCATGAGCGATTCCGCGTTTTCCCGACCACGCTCCAACACGGAAGCCGTCAGCATAGGCCGCGCCTTCCAACGGGGGCTATGCTGAAAGCGCCGGAAGCGCCATAGCCGGACGGTTCCAAAAGCTCCCACTCACTGTCCAGCAATGTGATCGTCGGCACACTGTTCGTGGTACCCACCGTTTCCTGATAGTCATCGATTCTGGTGCTTTTGGATGTCGCCGCTTCCGGATTGCGGGCATACCGTGCGACGGCCAGAGCCTCAACCAGATCAACGGTGCGCTGCGCGAGCCTGCCGCTAACAATGATCTGGTCGAGATTCGGATACCTTTTGCGAATCGCAATTTCGGCAAGCTCGATCCACGACGTGAGCTGATTGACCTCAAGCGGATCCGTGACCTGCCGTCCGAGCTGTTTCGCGACATCATCAACAGAGGCTGTCATGGTAGCATCCTGCCGTCAGGCGGTGATGACCGCGAACTTCTTCTTGTCGCGCACGATGAAGCCGATTTCCGCCTCTACCAGGAATGCGATCATGTTGCGCTGCCAAAGGTTGATCTGTTTGCCGCCATCATTGATGGTCGCCTGGTCGGAAATCTTCATCTTGATTCCCTCCACGGTGCCATACATGGCGTAGGTCCAGTCGCCTGCGACACCGAACACCTCCTTCGCCGCGGAAATGTTGTGCGAGGCATCCGCCTTGATTTCCGGCACGTGCCCCCAAGGTGACTTCACCACCCTAGCGCCGAACAGTGTGCCGATTTCGGTCGACTGGCTCGGTACCAGCAGCGGATGGTCGTTGGAGTCAGTGGCTTCCAGCACTTTCGCCAGGCCATGCGGAGACAGGGCAATTCCGTTCAGGTCGCCATCGTTCGTGAGGACGGTAGTGGCGATTTTGGCGAAATCGGCGTACTCGCCGGAGCCGATGCTCACGGCCTGAGCGTCCTTCAACGTGTCCATGTTCTCGGTGGACGGAGCTGTAATCAGACCGGTGAGAAAGGTCTGGTCGATTGTCTGGGCGATGCTCTGAGCCGCCTTCTCCTTGATTCTCGACCACAAGGCGCTCTTGTCGCGGACGAACTCCTCGGAAACCGGAACGATCTTGGCGACCTTGAACGGCTTCATGACGCGAGAACCGATGGTCGGCTTGTCGACTGGCTTCTCGTCTGTCTCTCCAACCCATTTGGCGGCCGACATGTCGCCAAGAGTATCGTATTCCATGCCGGAACCGGGCAGTTTCACTCCGGTTGCGAGCTGGGTGACGGCGGACTGTTTGAAAACATCAGTCCAAATCTCATTGGACTGTTCCGGCGTCAGGTGGACGCCGGAGGTGGAACGGCTCAGATCGAGCGCGGTCATGGTTTCCTCCTTAAAGGATCGTTGAAATATGTTTTAGAGGCCGAGGGCCGCGAGCTGTGAGCCGAACACCGCGGCGTTCGCGCTTGTCCTCGATTCGCCCTCATGCGTGGCTGGCTTCGCATCAAACAGTTGCTGCAGCGAACCATCGGCTGGCTCCGTCCGCGCGGGAACGCCCAAATCCGGATATTCGCGCAGTATGGCGTCGATGGCCTTGTCTATGGCCTTCCGGTCGCTTTTGGCGTCCACTCCTTCCACGAGTCTCGTTGCGAGCTCAGGATGTTGGAGTTTGCCGGTTGCGGCCTTTTCGACGTTTGCGTTGAATATCCGTGTTTCCAATTCGGAGATTCTGGCTTTCAGCGTTTCGGCCTCGTGCCTCGAGGCTTTCACTGCGGCCTTCATGCGGTTCAGGGCTTTCTTGCCTTTGTCTCCGAGTTCGGCTTCGCCTTCGATCTCTTCGCCGGTGTCTTCCGGTTCCATGGTTTCCGGTTCCATGGTTTCCGGTTCCGGTTCGTTCCGCTGCTGTTCTTCGCTGGTTTCCGGCTCTTCCGTTGCGGGATTGTCGTTGACCAGATTCTGTAATGCTTCTTCGGCTTGTGTCGTGCTCACCTGTGCAACCTGCTCCGTCACGGAGGCGTTCGATCCCCCTGATGTCGGAGAGCCGGCCGTGGTGGTCACGTTCGATGCCGAATCCGCGGCTGCGGTTGCTGCTGCGTCAGCCATGATATTGTTGTCCTTCCGTTGCGGTTGGTTACTGCCGCAGGCGGATTGCCCGGCCTGCGGTCTTAAAAAATGAGGAACGGCTAGAGTATCCAGCCGTAGTCGTAAAGCATCTGGCGTGGATCCTTGCCGGTCCGTGCGCAAATGTCGTAAATCGTTTCAGGCATGAGACGTGGACGGTCAACCTTCGTGTAACGTCCACCCTTTTTCACGTAATCCTTCGCGTATCCGGCGCTTATCATGCGAGATGATGCGAGGCCGCGTTTGGTCATGCCTTCCGTCGTGTACTTGACGTTGCGCCCATATAGTTGCGCTGCCGACACGCTTCCGGAACGCCGGTAGGCGTTGACGAGCTGGTTCAGGTCGGCGCCGTCCCTCCAAGCCCGGGCGTTCGCCCTGCTGCCAAGCGTCTTCGCCAGCTGACCGTCGGACAGGCCGTCAAGGTATTCGTTGGCGCTCGTGACGGCAGTGTTCGGCGTTTTGGATGTCGGTATGGCGATGCAATCGCAGTTCGGATGTCTTTCGAAGGGTTCGCTGCCGCACGGTCGTCCAGCCAGGACAACGCACCTGCCGCAACTTGGCGGCGTCAAACCACGCACGTAGCCGCAATGCACATATCGGCTTCGTCCCGCCACCATCGCGGCCGAACGTTGCGTATCGGCAAGCAGCGTTCGAGAGCGTTGAACCAATTCCATTTCGATGACATGGAGCGCGATGTCCGTCGAGCCAACGCTGGAAACGACACGTTTTCCTTTGACGACCGCACCCCACATAACGTCGATCGTGTTCATGCCGTTGCCATTCACGCCGACCCACTGGCGTGGATCCACCGCGTACTCCGGCAATCTGTCCACGCCATCCAATGATGCCATCGCCAAAGGCGTGGCCGTCATCGCCTCACGTGCCGTCTGCAACTGCGCCGAATCCAACAGGCGGAACATTTCGGGCATGCAGGAAGCATATGATTCGCCGAAATCATCGGAGGCGTCACGCCGCCATATCGCCGCCAGCCGGACGGCCAGACGATTGCTGCGCCGTCTCAGATCGCTCGCCTGCCGTCGTGCCGCCGTCGGCAACGTCTGACCGTAAGCCATCGGACACCTCCGGTTTCACGTAGCCCTGCATCCAGCCTTCCTCGTCGGATTCAAGCAGCTTCTTCGCACGCGCGATCTTCTCCGGCCCCCATCCAAGCTCCTCCCATGCCATCTCGCGAGGTATGAGAGGCCTGCCCGTCGGGTCGGCCGTCGCAAACAGCTTCGTCACCGCATCGGCACGCTGTGCCACGGTTGGCGTGCCAGCGTCATACCAGAGCGCATCGGCATCGTCGAAGGCGCTCATGGCTTTCTCGCCACGCAGCAATCCGGCGACAAGACGGCATGTCTGCACCGCCTGCCGTCCCAATGTCCGCTGATCGCGCTCGATGCTCTTCACGAGCTTCGCTTCACGAGATCGAATCGCATCAGCGGAGGCGGCATCATCGGCGGCCAAGCCGAAATAGTTCGGAGGCAAACCGGTGACACCGCTCGACAAGCGAGCGTAAAGGTTCACCATGCGTTCGAAATTCTCCATGCTTGAGCTGGAAAACTCGAAAGTTTTCGCATTCGGATTGCCTAAAGCCCAAATCCTGCCGAAATACGCTTCCCACGTGGTCAAAGGGTTGCCTTCATCGTCCACGAAGTCGCCCTTGGTCGCGCCAAGCACACCACGCTGAGGGACGGCATGAGTCTCCTGAGCCACCTGCGCATTCGTCAGATCTCGTGCGCACGCATCGGTCAGGTCGATGACATCGGTGAGCGCACTGGTACCGCGTAGGCGCGGCCACGTCTTGTGCAAGGGAATCGTGGTGCGCGGATTGCGGTAGGCCGGAACCACCGGCACTATTCCAAGCGGATTCTCAATCACGGAACGCACCTGATAGTTCGTGTCGATCGTGTAAGTGCGGTCAGGCAAGTACAGGCGCCAGCCGACAGTGCTCATGAAATCGTAATCGTCAACGTCACGATACCGGCGCAATGCCGCATCAAGCCGTCCTGTCACCGGATCACGATGGGCGAGAATGTCAATCGGACTCACATTCTCGACATGCAAGCCGGTTTCGTCGTTCTCCACGGTCTTGAACGACCGTCCAAACACCTCGAAATCAAGATAACTGGTCTGGTCCTCGTCCAAACCGCTGGACCGCCAGAATTCCCACGCATCATCGGCCAGTTTGAGATTATCTCCGACGCGAAACCCCTTGAGGTCAAGTCTGTCCACTCGGCTTTCGGCCACGACGCGAGGCCAGTTCACGATGACCGTGAACCGTTCCAATTCCGGAGGAATCGCCAATCCAAGCTGCCGCAAATGCTGTTGGCCATCCACATACCGGTCAAGCCTGCCGAACATTTCAGCCGCCCCGTAAAGCTGGTCGGAGAGCCGACGAAGCATATCCTGCGCCTTATCAGGCAACCACGCCATCGTTAGCCTCCTATCATCGGAAAACAAATACCTTGCTGGACTCGGAACCCCAGCCCAACGCACGCATGTCTGATGCCGCCTCGTGTGCAAGGATGTCGGCCATGGTTATGTCGATTTTCTGGTTTTCGCTCGGCTTGCCAAGCACATACTTATCGCCCGGCTTCGCGACCTTACGCGCCGCCATCATATGCAACCGAGCCATGCGATCGTTGGAATGCGTCGTGGAATGGTCGGCCGTATCCTCCATGAAGCGGGTGAGCGCGTCATACATGCGCCCAATGCGGTTGGTCGGCCATGGCACGACGATGTCCTCACCATACTGGTACGCCCACGCCTCAACCTGCGTCTCCCACGGATGCGGGTCACAGTAGAATCGGCGCACCTTGTACCTGTCGAACATTTCGGACACGCAGGCGTCGACCTCGCTTCGCGGTATGCGCCCCTCCCACTCGACGGGATTCCAATAAGACGGCCTGCCGGACGGGCCATAGGTCGGCGTCCAACGCCACCCATCCAACGTTTCCGCACGCAATGCCGTCCAGTCGCCGGATTGCGAGCCATCGAAACCAAGACAAATCTCAGCACCCGGCTCAGGTGGCTGACGGTCGACCATCGTGCCATCGTAAAGCGGCTCAGGCATATACGAACCCAAGCCCTGCACGATCTCACAGCCGTAGAAACGTCGGGCCTGCGCCGGGTCACGGGCCATAAGCTCGGTTGCGGTCGCTTCGACCTGATCGAGCGGCACCCACGGCGAACCGGAATAGACGAATTCGAGAATCTTCCGCCTGTCCTTCGGATCCGCGAAATCCAATGAGGGGTCATGCTTCGGGAAGAACTTCATGATGTCTGGCGCCGTGCTCTCGTAGGTCATTTGGCCAAAGCTGGCATCCATCGGATCCCACGGATTGGTGAGCTCCAACATGCGGCCATCCATGGCCATAGCGCCACGCATCACCGTGTCGCCGACCTCGAACATGCCGCTGCGTCGAGTCCAGATGCCGGATTCGTCGCCGAGGACGAAGTTCACCGGATTGCCCAGCTTGGAATGTGCCGAAGCCGTCACAGGGTCGATGCGACCGCCATTCGGAAGGCGGATGAAGCCTTCACGGACTTTCATCAGGTCGGACAGGTGGCCATTGCGCACCATCGACTGCAAAGGACGGTAGACGTTCGCCGTCTGCTCTTCGGAAGTGGCGAGCAGCTGAATCAAAGCTGTGCGACGCGGCATGCCCATCGGCTCACCCGGAGAATACACGTATTCGAAACCGCACGAGCAACCCCAGTCGGAGCAGCGGAACGTCTCGCCGCCCTTGGCCCATCCGCAGAACACGCATGGGCCGACACCTTCGAACGCCGCGACTGCCGCGCCGAACGGCGATTTGCCGAGCTTCTGACCGCCGACGATCTGGCCACGACGCCACTTGAATGCCGCAGCCTGACGCGGGCGCGACGGATCATACACCGCATCAGGCTTCACCCGGTAGAAATCAACCGCGTTCTCCAACTGCCAGCCGACCAGTTCGAACGGCTTGCCCAGATCATAGCCATTAGGCACAACACAGTGCGCGGCAATCCAATCGGCAAAGAGGAAACCAAGGGACTTCGGAACAACCGGCTCTTTCTGTTCGCTCATTCCGCATCCTCTTCTTGATTCTCAAGCCACCGCTGCTTCGCGCTTTTGAACGGGATGATCTTGTCGGAAGATTCTGTTGAGCGTTTCGGCTTCGGCTCGTCATCGACAATCGCCCAACCATTCAACCTCAAGCCTTGCGGAGTCAAACCGATAGTGTCGGCGTATCGTGCAAGCGCGGTACGGTCAGCGGCCTTCGCCTCCGAAGACTCGCACAGTACGAACTGGCGCACATAAAGCGCGATCGTCGTGAACATGTATCCATAACGCGGCATATGCCATGCGATAGCCTGCGGCAACCGCCACAGGTCACGCCACAATTCACGCTCACGCCGATTCCACGCCTCCGTGGCCTTATCGTCACGCTCCTTGTGGAAACCGTCATCATCCTTCCAAGTGTTCCAAATCGTCCACTCGGACAGTGGAAAAGCCTTCGGGCGGTAACGGTATCCGCGAGCGGAAAGCGGAATGATGTCGGCACCCAATCCACGCGCGTCAGATCGTGCGCTGGACGGATCAGGCATCGGACCGGAGCGTGTGCGTGCGCCACCATGCGTCGCCATGCGACCTCCAATCCTTGAACCGGAAAAATTACGGTCTCGGCCAGTCCGTCAAATCTTGAACTATCCGCGAACTTGCGAGTCCCCTCACCGGCGGTCTTGGCCTTGCCGTTCGGGTGTACCCCCTAGGGGTGTTGGCGGGTTGGTTGATTGTATTTTTTCCTGTTTTGGCGTGTGTTTTGTTGTTTTTGTTGTGTGTGCTTGTTTGGCTTGTCCGCTTGCGTTTGATTCGTTTGTGTCGTGTCGTGTTTGCGTTTGCGGTTTGCCTGTTGGTTGCGACTGTGGTTGCTGCAGTGGCTTGGCTTGGTGTCGTGTCCAGTGTTCGGCGCTTGCGGTTGCTTTGTGCTGTCCGTCTTTCCTGTTGCAGCTGCGATGTTCCGGGCCTGTCCAGCTTTGTCTGTTGTCTGTGTGCCCGAGATCCCATTGGTCCGCGGCTGTGACTGGCTGTCCGCATTTGGCGCAGATGTGTGTTTCGCCTGTGGCCAGTCGTGCCTCCCATGCCCTGCGGAGGTGGCGGTGTGCTGCGTCGTATCCTCTTGCTGTTGAGCTGCCACGCCGCCGCTCGTATTCGTGTGTGTGGATGGCGCAGAAGCGTGTGCCTTGTTTGACGAGTTGTGGGCAGTTGTGCCAGGCGCATCTGCGAAGACTCATGTGGCCTTGCCGCCTTCCGTGGTGTGTGGTGTCCGGCATGTCCTGGGTACATCACCCGCGAAGTTCCCCAGACTGGCCACAGCCATTTATGGGCTATCGGCGCGATTGGTGTCGCCGCCTAGGTCGGCGTCCTTTTTCACATCGGCCCCAAAGGTTTTCGCGTGGCTCCATGCCGGACAAAATCAATTATAGCTAATGCCGATTGGCAATGAATAATGGTCCGACCGTTGGTATTTACGCTGTTCCGCCTGCTCTGCCTTGATTCCTACGAAGGTATGGGCAGGCGGGTTGAGCATCACCGCATCACGTAAGCGCGGGATTGGCTTGCCTGCCACTGTTGGTGTATGTCCACTCTGACGTGAGTGGGCGGAGCGTGTCCGATATGCCGTTCGGACAGGACGGTGTTACGCAACCCAAGGAGTTAGGAGAATCCAAGGCGGATATGAAAAGGGTCCAAACCAATTCACCTCGGTTTGAACCCTCTAATCCACTGACAATTGTGCGTTGCACTTTCGATTTTGTCAAATCGAGTCGCGTCGCACGACCTGTCCATGCACGTCGGAAAGCCTGTACAACGGCTGTCCCTTCACGTTTTCGCCAACCGGTTGGAGCCTGCCGCGCTTGCGCCATGAGCGAATCGTGTTCGCGTTGCACTGGAATCCGCATTCGCGCAGCAGTTCCGCGCACTCCCCCGCCGTGAACGCGCGTCCCGACCGAACGCATTCCCTCAGGAACCCCAACCGCACATCCGCCACAAGGTAAGTGTTGCCGCACACAGGACAGTCAACACTTACCGCGCCGACCTCCGCACTCAGCTCCACGCCGCACAGAGGATTCAGGCACCTGCCGATACCATGCCTGGATGGCGGCACGTCGATGATGCCCAGCGTCTTGCGCGTCAACCGCTGCCAGTCATGCCAGATCAAACCGATGTCCGGCAGGCGGTTCAAACGCTGGCATGACCAACATGCCTTGAGCATGTCAACGATGGGCGGGACCGCGATGCTTGTGGCCCATGGCATGGCCGGCGGCGCATACAATCGACACCACAACGCCGTCACCGCATCCTCGATCTCCTGCAGATGGTCAACGACCGAGAGTCTGATAGGCGTGGGCGCGGACGGCAGATTGACACGTCCAGGCTGGTGACCTCCATAATGCGCCGTCGAATCCAGGAACTCGCGCAGGGCTTGGATCCATGACTGATAGTCGTGGATCCATCCCCTCAAAGCGGTCTCGCACTTGTCGCACATCGTGGCCTGGATACGGCACTCCCCGCCGCACACTCGGCACATGCCGGCGAGCGCTGGCTTGTTTTGGTTGGTTTGTGTTGGTTGTGTCTGGTTTGGTGTTGGTTGGGATTCGTTGTTTTGTTCGTTCATTTGTTCGATTCCCTCCGGCGTGGTAGTCTTCTGGTGGTGTCAGGAGCCCGGCCGGAAGGTCGGGTTTCTTGTTATTCGCGGGTGTGTTGGATGATCGCTTTGATTTCCTCTTTGGGGACTTGTGGCATCAGTGGCGAGATCTCATCGAGGCTGTATCCGGCCTGATGCCATTTGATGATCATGTCCATGAGGGTTTTCTTCACTTTCATTTCGTTTCCCTTCGTATTTGCTGGATGATCGTCTCGTATGGTTTGCGGTGGAAGATGCGTATCCACCATTCGGGGCGGCGGCCCCATATGGTTTTGACTTCGGTGAGGGGAAACCATGATACGTACCATTTTTGGCAATTTCCGCAGTACAGCACCTCGCCTTCCTCCTTCGGTCTGGGATGCTCATGGTCGAACGCTGGCGGCCTTGGCACCAAATAACTTCGATTGCTCATTTTGTATCCTTGAGTGGGATGCGTTTCATTCCTTCGCCGCCTTCGCTTCCTGGACTTCACCGTCAAAAAAATCGATGATGAGATTGCAGATGGCGACCGCCGACGTTTTGAGCTGGGTTTTTCCCTCTTTGTTTTCGGCTTTGATGGCGAAAACGCCATCCTTGCTGTTGAAATCGATTCTCATTTCGTGTCCTTCGTGGTTGGGCGGACGGTGAATGCGACGAGTCCGGTCTCGGCATTGAACACCTTGACCGGCTCGCCAGTCCTCAAGGACACGGCCTGCGCGTAGTCGCCAACATCGTCGATGTCCTCGAACGTTCTGATGCCTTCCTGGGTGACGACGTTGTAGCTCATCTTGCCGGCTCCTTGTCCGCGCCGCTCACATGACTCCAGTCGCATGACAGGCCGCCCTTCTCGTAGCCCGCGTAAACGACGCAGTCCACTTTCCTCGTGTCGGTCAGAGTGATGACGCATGCACGTAAGTTGCCACGCCAGGCAGAGCACTGCGATTCGATGGACCTGACCTCATGCGCTGGCGCGCTCCCGCATCCCGCGAGCGCCATGCATATGACGGTAATGGCGAGTGTGATGCGTGTTGTTTTTCTCATTTTGTTTCCTCCTAGTGTTTGCGCCATTCGCCGTTGGCGTATCTGTTCCATCCGCGGATCGCGGTTTTGATGCTGTCGTCCGGTGTTTTGATCCAGATGGCGTTCGGACATCCACGGCATTTGGCGATCCAGATGTAGTGCATCGTGGCTCCGATGATTCGGGCGTAGGGTTCGATGCTTGGCTTCCTCGCGCCGCAGTAGGGGCATGGACTGGTCCTATGCCATTTCCTGGCATGCGATGTGATGTTTTTCATGGTTTGCCTTCCGTGATGACGACGGCGCGGATGCCGTCCGAGGTTTTGTTCGTATGGTGGCGCAGGTCGCAGTCGATGACGTGCAGTCCTATGCCCCGGTATTTCAGGACCGCGTGGACCGGGCTCAACCGGATCAGATCCAACGTGCCGTCCAACGTGACATCCATGCCGGTGAGCGCGATGCATCGACGGCCGATCAGGTCGGCGGGATTCCGGCACTGCCACGCCATATGCGTCTGGACCGTCATGGCCGGCCTCCGATCCAAGCGACCAGGACGGCCGCGCACAGGAGCATCATGGAAATGACGGTCATCACCATGCTCCCTTCAGGAACTTGCGATACCACAGGTAGTCGTTGATGTCACGGCGGATGCAATCACGCACCCGATGCGAACCGTCATGCGCCTTGTACGGATCCTCGGGACAATCCAGGAACCTGATGTACCGTCTCAACGTGGTCAGGTCGAACTTGCGGTACGACAGCCACACGTCCGGATCAAGATCCAGACGCTTCAGGAAATCAAGATCGAAATCCACGTTCGTGCCCGCCGGAACCAGCGTGAACTGTTGCGAGAGCGAGTCGAGATACTCCTCCACGGCATTCGCGACCGCTTCCACGCAGTCGTTCCCGTCGGAGCCGTTCAGCAGTTCGAACAGGAGACCATTGTCCGCGTGCATCGAGAACGCGACCGGGCTCATGTCCAACAGGTCGAGATAGTCCGGTCTGATGATGCGATGCAGGGATCCATACGAATGTTCGCCCAGCACGTCGGTGCATTCCATGCCGACCTCCAACGGCAGGCTGTCATTCCTGTCCGTGCCGGTCGTTTCGAAGTCGAGCCAGAGCAGCGCCTCCGGCTTCCCATTCCGGTCTTTGTCCTGTTTCCTCATGATTCTTCCTTCCAACCGCTTTGCCATTCGATGATTTCGATTTGAGTGAGCCGTTGCGCCGTGCCGTCATCCAACAGCCACCACCAGTCGCCGTTCCAGTCGCGTATCGGCACGCTGAGCGGAGCACGCCAGCGCGGGACGATGTAGCCGAACCGTTCCGCCTCCGCCGGATGCGCGTGCGCCCACCCATGGCAGCCGGTCGTGCCCGAACCGCACAGCTCGACGATGTTGGCCGGACTGTGCCTCACATCCGGATCCGCCGCCCGCCGCAACTGACGGTGATGGCCACTGCGTCCGGGCCAGCGTGACGGGTCATGGATGTTCGCCCCGCAACGCAGGCAATGCCATCCCTGCCGCTCCAAGGCGGCACGCTTCGAATCGTCGAACTCACTCACAACGCACCCCCTCCTGCATCAGACCGTCAACCAGCACCAAACACGCAGTGCAATTGGCCCTCAACCCGGCCGCCATCGCCACGATGCCGTTATCGGCCTTGCCGCCGGCGAGCGCCTGGAGTTCGATGTTCGCCGCGGTTTCCGCGGTGTCGGTGATGAGTTGGGCGAGTCTGTTGATCTGTTCCTTGGTCATTCGTCTTCCTCCTCGTCTTCTTCCGTGATGGCGGCAACAAGCTGGTCGAGGCGTTCGGTCTCGTCGTCGGATGGCTCATAGCCGAGGTCTTGGAGGATCAGGTAATAGCCGGGGATGCGGCGGCTGACGTTGTCGTCGCCACTCCAGTCCCAGTCATTTGGGCTGATGAACCATTCGATTCTGGCGGTGAGGATCATGACCGCGTATGTCGGCCAGTCCGGTGAGTCGAGGTGCGTGTGGAGTTCCGCGAGCGCCTGTTCCGGTTTGATGCCGGCGATGGCGGCGAACTGTTCCCGGGCGCATGCGGCGTCGTTCCAGGTGTGTAGGTCTTTGGTGAAGCCGGTCGGGTCCGGGTCAATTGTCTGCAGGAGTCCAAGCCTTGCCGTGGTCTCGATGAGCTTGGCGCGCTTGATGGCATGGAGATGGCCGTGGGGCCATGCC